ACGGTAAATCCAGCCTTTTTCAGCAGTGACAGGTCAGATTCGCTTGCGCTCTTGCTGCTTGTGTTCTGGCCGCTGGCGTCCGGGTAGATCGCAATGCTGTGGTCAGGAAAGCGGAGCTTGATCTTCTCGATCATCTCAGGCGTGTCCCGCACATCTGAAAACTCGCTGAGCGCCAGTGGTAGATCATCGCGAATAACGTGCACGACTGCCGCCATCTTCATGACGTTGAAGTCCATGCCGATGTGCAAGGCCTCTCCGCGCTTGATCGTTTCGCTGGTTCGATTTGCCTCACGATTAAACGTGTAATAGACAACACCCGCGTAATTCTCAAAGCTGGCCTCGTATTCCTGTCGAAAGGTTCGAGGGTCCATCTTGCGACGGGCCGCTTCCAACTCTTCAGCCGGCACGTTGCCGCCATCAAGCGAGGTGTAGAGCCAGCTCTTGTGGTCGGGCTCATGCCCAGGCCGGCCGTCTTGAAACGTGTCGTAGCAGTGATTGAATCCCTTGGGCGTCCCGATGCGCAGCGCGTGACCTCCCTTACGCATTCCAATGCCCGGTATCGAGTATTGGCAGGTCGAGAGCATCGGCCGGAGGACTTCCTCCCATGCTTCCCATGGGCAGTCCGCCCATTCATCCACCAGGACGAAGAACAGACCGGAGCCGCGCAGATTGTCGTAGTTGTCGAGCCCTACCACGCGCATGACGTGGCCAGACTTGAGTGTGATCGAGCATTCCGTTTCGTTCGGGCGGTGTGCGCGCCACGCTTCAGGGATTGCCTGCTTAAGCCGACGCCAGAACACGCGTTTGGCCTGCTTGAACGTCGGCGCGCCGTACCAGATCTCGTCCTCGACGCTCACACCCCACTCAGCAGCCAGCCGAGCAGCTCGGCGCATTTCAGCTTTGCCCAAGAATGTCTTGCCAAACCGTCGACCACACACAGCATCGCGGAAGCGCGCCTGAGGCTGGAAGCCCCAGCAGTAGATGTTCGCCTGTTTCGGCGTCAGCTTTACCGGCGGGTCATAGGTACGGGGTAGCGGGGACATTCTCATCAGGCTCCAGGGTGTACTCAGCAACGGCGTGCTGCTGGTCCGCTTGGGAGCCCAGAGGTTTTTCAGGTTCGAGGCGACGATTCACGTAAACGTCGCCCACTTCTTTGGCTGCCTGCTCCAGCAACTGGGCAGTCAGCGCCATGTTCTTCATGTTCTCGGCCTTCTCTGCCATGCGCCCCAAGGTGCGGAGTCGATACGCTCGGTTGGCGATCGGGATCTCGGCCGTCTCTTCGCGAAACCTCTTGCGGGTGTCGTTGAACAGCGTCTGCCACTTCACGTGCAGGTTGCGTCCAACGTACTTGGTTGGGTCGTATGCCTCGCACTGTTGGCGGGAAACTTCGAGCCCGAATCTTTCTTTGACGGACACCACCACTTGCGATGGCGTGTCAAAGCAGGCGAGAGCCTGTACAACAAAGGCTTTCACCTCGTCTCTGAGTGCGGCCATAAGTGGGCATCCGTCAAAGTACTGTCAAAGTCAGGCCGACTTGAGCAGACAGGTTCCGCAGGCCCTTGCAATGTTCATTTTCCCTACCTCAGCAGGATTGTTTGCAGCGTCCACCAACTCTTGTACTTGAGAGCTCGCGCCATAGCGGCGGACTACACCGACGAACTCTTCAACGTCGTGTCCGCGCATCTCGAGCTTGGGCAATCCTTCCTGGGTGAACTTAGGTGCGCCGTACTGATCCTTCGCCTGGGCGATGTGGAATAACTCGTGCTCAACCAAGGCGCAGAAGTCCGCGTCGGAACACTGGGCGCAGTAATCGGCAGCCAGGGTGATGATGTAGGCCGGCACGTCGCCGAACCAATCAAGCATCTGCTGTTCCATCCGGGCTTTCTGCCAGCCACCGGCGCGGAACGCTACCTGTTCGGCCTGACCGACGACTGTTCGCCCCTTCTTCGTGAAGGCTGCAGAAGCCCACATCACACGAATGTCCGCATCGATCAGATGGGCGTGTTCTTCGTTGTGGATGCTTCCGGTGTCAGCGAGGATTTCGGTTTGGAGCCATTTCCAGACCTCGGGCGCCGGGGTAAGTCGGATACCGAAACCGTGCAACTCTGACAGCTCGGCCAGTGAAGCGGGAGGACGTGGCCGATTCATACCAGAAGAACCTTTTCAAATCAGAGATCGCCCCCAAAAGAGGGGCAGATTGCCCGCCAATGTGCGAGCCAGCCGGGCCTAATGAGCGCTCATTAACCAACGAGGCTCGAAGGATGAAAAACACGATTTACTTAATGCTTGCAGTAGCGGTCATCATTTTCATGATCGCTCCGGAATGCGTAGAGCCCGGGATTGTTGCTTGCCTACTCAGTAAACCCTGATGCTTGAAAACTCGGCTGGGTAGGCACGCTCGATCGCCTCCCAGTCGGGTTGCTTGGTTGTCATAGGTTTACTCTGATGCTTGAAATGATGGCTGGATGCCGGTATTGGTGAGGATCTACTCAACGGAAGGTAAGCTGTATGTCAGTCGCAGAAGACGCAAAAGTCGCTATTCAAACCGTAAGAGGCAATCCAACTGCATCTAGAGCAAGCGCGGTCGCATCGGCAATCGGGCTAATAGCAATGCAAGTTCAGGCAGGCAAGGTTGATGACCTAGAGAAGGCGCTAGACCAACTTTCCAGCCTGGCTACGAAGATCCAAAACGCAGCAACGTAATAAATTAGTGCCGCACTCACCTGCGGCACACCTACCCTTCCCCGCCATCGAGCAGCACATCAATCAGCTTCTGCTCACCCAAGCGCATGGCACCCAGGCACTGCAGATCGTCGCACTTGGGGCCTAAGCCGAATACCGTAACCTCGCCGTTCGGCCCTATGAGGGTCAGCGCGCCTACAGTGCATTCCGGATGCACACCGGCATCGAGGTCATCTGCGATCTTGCGCAGCGTCTTGGCAGCATCACGCCAGCCCTCACGCTTGAACTCAATGAGCTTTGCAGTCATGCCGTCACCTGCTGGAACCATTCCTCAATAATCCGGCGCAGAACCGGCTCGGTCAGGATGGTTGATGGCTTGTCACCGGCGATCACTGAACGCAGCAGTTCACAGGACAGCACATGGACACCGTCATGAGCCGTTACCGTAAGGTGCGGGCGCTGGCCGCCGATGTCGTGAATTTCTGCGGTCATTCTCACCTCGGTGTCGCGACACAATTTGCTCATACGCGAAACGTGTCGCGACTTACTCTGCCTTGCGGCTCGGCAACTTGAAGTCAGTCACCCGATCCGCGATGTTGCGGATCTTCTCCACGCCCAGGAAGCCAACCCAGCCGCCGGCGAAGGTGGCCATACTCTGGGGCAGGCCGAAGAAGTCCAGTCCGCTGATAATGGTCAGTGTGAGGCCGCCACAAATGGCGCCCTCCACCAGCATCTGGCGACGTGTGCCGCCACCGTAAGTGATCCGCAAGACAGCCATGGCGCACGACAGCGCAGCCGCATAGAGGATTGGCGAATGCTGGCTCAACCACGCAAGCGCTATCGCCCATGTGTCTGGTTTGTCTGGCATGTTTGGCATCTCAGTTCCTCCCCGTCAGGGAGTGGTGGTCATTTAGCAGGCATCACCTGCAGATTTGAATCAGCTCCAACGGCACTCCCAGCTCGGAGCAATGGGTGTGGGGAGCCGAAAACGAAAAAGCCCCAGCGAGTGCTGAGGCTTGAAATTTGGTTAGGAAAGGGCCGCGTTAGCGGCCCATCCTTTTAAGACAACAGGTCGTAGGTCAAGCTCACACGGATGTTGCCGTTCATCGACGTAGACCACAACCCAAAGCCGGCCGGAAGAAGAACCGGATAAGGTAGTTGAATGGTGTTACCGCCCAGAGTAAGCAACGCAGGCTTTGCGCGATAGTCACTTGCATCCTTAGGCTTCGTAGTACCGGTGATGAGCGCGGCATTGAACGAACCCGTTGCCGTGCACGTGCGGATTACGACACCTGCAACGTTATCTTCAGGCTTAATGAGCTCGGTTACTCCAATTGCGTCACTGTTGTAAAACTTTGCACCTAGAGTTACTGGTTCCATTTTCTATACCTTTTGAGTCGAATGATTGTTCGCGGAGGATTCCGCTTTCATGTCGCTCAAAGGCGATGGATGTGAGCTCATGGCTCTGAGGTTTATGAGCTGAGTTACTTATCGCAACGAGTCAGAAAGGGCGTAGCCCGACCAGGTCAGTTGATAAAGCTGCACACCATTGACGCCAAATCCGGTGTACGTGACATAGCCGGCATCGAGCAGCAGTTTGAGGTGCGCATAGTCGTTTTCATCGCCGTTTCGGCCGAACTTGTTCTTAAAAACCGCCAGCGCGTCGGTACCGCCGATTGGCGCGACAGTGCGAAAACCTTCCAAGATGTTTTTTACGGTACTGGTGTAACGATCCATGTGTTTCTCCTTAGAGTTTTCCCAGTCAGCCCTATGCTGAAAGGGGATCTGCAGCGTTAACCGCAGGCAGTTCGCTCAAAGGCGATCGCTCGAGGCTCGTGGCCTTCTCATGATTCAACGTCCCGCATCGGGAACATTTGATCTGGAGCTCGGTAAACTCACCCACGCGGGCGAGAAGTCTGTTGCATTTTCCACATCTGCATTCTTTCAACATCTGCAAGTCCGTTTGATTTTCTGCTAGGCTCCGTCCCGCTCGCGCGAGCAGTGAGGGCCTTGGCTGGCTTGCAGGCTATATCTGCGATCTGGTGTCTCTTTTGGGTGTTAGCGCACCCTCTGGAGTCGCCCTCTCTTTTTTTCCGCGCGCATAAAAAAGCCCCGAAGATGTCGGGGCTTTTTGCATTCTGACGGACATAAAAAAACCGGCTCGCTGGCCGGTTTTTAAGTAACTTGCCGTAGGCAAAATACTAACTATGGGGAAATGATGCCCTCAGCCGTGCGGGAAGTCAAGCGGCCTCTTTCATCTTGTAAATCACTCCGCCGATTGGACTCAATGCCCGAGCGTCGATGTCGTAACAGGCATCGAAGCAAAGCTGCACGAATGGCTCCCAATCACGGCCCCAGGCTGCGGACGGCAGCTCGACTTCGTACTCCCCTTTCATCCAGGCTCGGAACAACTCGGGCTTTATCAGCGGATCTGCGTTGGCCGATTGTCCGCCTTGGTGCATGTAGCGGTAACGACGAAACACGCCCTTGGCAACGTACTCGGCCCGCTCCCGCTTGCTGGCGGTCATGCGTGCTGCTCGCGAACATGCAAGATTGAAAACCGCAGCTTCGGCCTCCTCCCGATCATCATCTGTCGGCTGAGCCGCATACATGGCATTGCCGAAAGCCCGAAGTTGAAAGTGAAGCCGTGCGATAGCCGACTGAATATGACCGGCTAGCGTTGCGTGCATCGCGGGATTCGCTGTCGGGCCTCGCTCAGTGCTCTGCACCACCACACCCAATTCAGCAGCATCAGAAGTTTGGCCCGGGGCCGGGTTGTAGTTGCAGTCGTGCCAAGCTTGGCGCGCGGAATGGATTTTCATGCTGCCGCCCTCTTCAGTTCCCTTGTTTTCGCCCTATATTCGGCCTTGATATTTTTGATTTCTTCGACGCTGTGCTTGCAGGGTTCATGAGGCCCTTCAAGCCACTCGACTTGTTCCGCCCCTATCAGCTGCAGGAGCGAAATCCGGTAATTCACCAAGTTGCCGGACAGATGCGTGTTGCACGGCGCGCACTGCTTCCAAACGTTCAGCGGTTCGAATCGTAGCTCCGGGTTCGCCCCCACAGAGCGGTAGTGCCCCGCGTGATATTGGCCTTCGTGGTGCCGACCGCAGCTCACGCAAGGGCGATCGGCATCACGCAGGCGGATCCACTCGTTGAACGCGGCCTGAGCTTCGCGCATGTGTTCCGCCCTGCTCTTCAGTTTCTCCTTACGGACTTTAATCTCGCGGCGCTCGCGCTGATCGATTGCTTTGCGAGCTTTCTCTTGATGACGCGGGGCATCCATTGCTGCACAGGCTGGACTGCATACGGCCTGCCCGATGCGCGAAGGGATGAAAGATTTCCCACACGATACGACACAGCATTTCTTCGGCTTCGGCTGCTTCCTTGCGATCGTCATGCAGCCTCCTGGCTCAGCAGATCATCGAAGTGCACGCCCTGATGGGCGAATCGCGCGACGATGCGGTCGGTGTAGGCCACGCCCTGGGCGCGATTGAACAAGCTGGTCACCGGGAATCCATCGGGGCCGAACAACTTGCAGCCGCCCATCATTTCCAGCTTCGTTGCGTACGGAAGGTGACGCATCACCCGGTACCACTCCGCCTGAAACCCGGCATCCTCGTTCAGCAAAATCTGCACGCCGACGTGCAACTTGCAGTACCGCCGTGCGTCGGCCTCGTCGCCAATCTGGGTCATCTCCGCGATGCGTTTGTACATCGCGAACCACAGCCTGTTCTGGTCGAGTGTGCGGTCCTTGCCTGGGCGAAAAGACACCACTACGAACTTCTTGTCGCGAAACATGGTGCTGAGCGCGGTGATAGCCTCGGAGAGTTTGGCCTGGCAGTTGACGCTAATTTTGTCGGTCATGGCTGTACCGCCTTGCTCAAGGCGGTATCGAGGATCGCCCGAGTTCCTTCAAGCCCCGCGTATTCATCCCAGTATTCGCGCTGCACAGACTCACGAACGCCACTCAGCGCATTACGCAGCGCCTCGTTCTCGGCCAGCAGCTCAAGCGCGACCTCCTCCACGGTCTTCTCGCCGAGGAATTCCTGTAGGGCCTCGGTGTTGCGCTTCCAGTCAGTGCAGTCCGCGCTCCACGATGCGGCTTCAGCCCACAGCAGCTTCTGGAGCTTCTTTTTATCAATGGTCATCTGCTGGTTTCCTTTCCTTGCAACGCTGCGACCTGTGCGCGAAATCGACGCCGGCGCAGGTATATGTCGACTCGCGCTGCTTGAGCTTTTTTCAGCCTTTGGCGCGCCTGCTGTTTTTGGTTGCCTTCAATGATCGAGCGGACTTCTGCCAACTTCTCTCGCACTCTTGGAGAGGCCTCGACCACTCGCCCTGTCAGCAATCCGGCAATGGCCTGGCCGTCAGCGCTAACTGCTGAAACTCGCAGATCTGTTAGATGCTGATCGCCTGCTTGTTGGCTAATTAGCTGCATACGCACAGCCGACTCAATCGCAGTGATCCTCCGAACTGGATCATGGCCGAGCGATACGCTCCAACTTGGCGGAGCCGCATCCGAGCGAGCCCGGGTCACCAAACGCTCGTAGGCGCTGATGAACGCCATGCGCGCCCCGACCTTGTCGCCGGCATCGAGGACAGGTTTCGCCGCAGCCAGTGCGAGCTGAATCTCGTCGGTCAGCACAACGGTTTCAAATTCGTCATTCGTGGTCATGGCGATCGCCCATGCTTCGTCCTTGCCAGGACGGCCGTCAGCGGCTTGCACTCGTTGGAGGATGTCGGCCATCGCCAGCTTGCCCTTCACCTCGAAACGGCAGGCCTTCAGCGCAGCTTTCACGGTGGGCACTGAGTAAGCGCAGAGGTCTTCCGCTATCATCGCGGCGGTGCCTGGGTTCATTTCCTGACCCATGGCCTCGGCCGTGGCGCAGATCGCTGCAGCTAGCCCGGCAACCTGTTGGTCATTCATTTCAAAGGTATTCATTGCGCTCCCCTGCTTGGCGCTTAGCCAAGACCATTTGCGCGGCCTGCTCGGCGGCGGAGACGTTCGCTTCGGTCCGTTCCATCTGGCGTGCTGTTGTGCCGTTGATGCGCTGACCGGTCACCCACTGGGTGTGGTAGCTCTCTGCGTTGGCCAGCAGCTCGTTGAGGCTGTGGCACTTGCGCAGCACCGCGGCATCGGCGGTTTTCAGGAAGTGTGCAGCGACGTGGTGAGCGACATCGGCACCGAGGCGGTCGACCAGTTGACCGAGCTGGCCACCAACCTTGGCGTTCCACACCGGCCAGGTGCTGTAGCGCTTGCGGTAGGCCATGGCGTAGTTCGCCCAGACCTTGAAGGTTTTGCAGGACTGGTCTTTTGGGCCTGGCATGTCGGCAGGGATCTCGACCCGTGGCGCATCGGTTCGATCAACCACCAGAACCAGATTGCGGGATTGAGCCAGCACAACCTCGGCGGAAGCCGGGGGTGCAATTGGTTCAATGACCGGTTCATTGACTGGTTCAGAAGAGTGACTGGTTCTGGGTGCAGCTCCTGCACTACCCCCTGGTGCAGGAGATTCACTAGGGGGTGAACCTACTACACCACCCTGGTGAATCTGCTGCACTATCCCTGGTGCAGGAGGTGCACCACCCTCAAGGGTCAGGAAGTAAACATTCGACGAATTGCCCTTCGGTCCACCCTTCCTGATTTCCTTGCGCAGCAATCCCGACTCACACAGCGCGGTGATATGGTTCATGACAGACCGCTTGCTGATTTCGCACTGATCAGCGATGTGCTGGTAAGACGGCCAGCACTCACCGATATCGCTGGCATTGTCTGCGAGTTTGATGAGTACCAGCTTGCGCAGGGGATTGCCGACGCGAAGTTTCATTGCGGCAACCATCAAGCCCATGCTCATACTGCACCACGCAGTGCTTTGTCGTGAGTGAACAAGCCGTCCCAGTTTTTCTTCATAGGCAGTGCGCCGGCCAGGTACAGGTCGTACAGGCGCACGGCGCCCTTCTTGAGCAAGATCGGCGTGAAGGCAATGAAAGGTTCTTTGCCATGCGGAGTGACTTCGTTCTGATGCTCGGTCATGTATTTGTCGCGGGCGTAGGACGCCACGCGGAAGCGCAGGCCGGATTTGCTCTCGTTGTAGAGCCAGTCGCGTCCGAGGAGGAATTTTCCAACCTGCATGACGTTGACCCCATTGAGGCCCTTGCAGAACTGGGTGTGCGTCATCCCTTCCTTGAACAAGTTCTCCATGGAGTGGATTTTCGAAGCCTGAGCTTCGACCTGAATGATCAGCTGTAGGCGCTGCTGCTCAGCTTCGAAGGCAAGTTGAATGAGGTCCATGCGAGAGAGTTCGCGCGGCTGGGCGATCTGCCCTTCCAACTCCTGCCATCGGTCCACCAGCGCAGCGGTGAATTCCGGGCTGAGCTGGGCAACTACAACGAAACTGTCGCGCTTGCAAATCTGGAACTGCTCAACTGTTTGCCTGAGGTGATTTTTAACTTCCACCAATGGTGGGAGTTGAATTACACCTTTCTCAGCCAAGCGCTCGATCGTGCGTTTCACGCTATCGTGGCGAGCGCCGACCAATTCAGCGATCTCTAGAGAAGACATGCTGGTACGCGACACGTTTTCAGAACTCGAAAAACGTGTCGCGACACTGTTGGGGGTATTGCTTGAGGTAGGTTGGCTATGCATAATCGGCCTCATCAAGTGGTAATGAATTAGCCGGGGCGCAATCCCGGCTTTTTTGTGCCTGCGATTCAGGCAAGCTTCAAATTCGGTCGGTGTTTCGCAAGCAGGGTCTCGGCCTTCCGTCCTAACTCCCCCGCCCGAGCCTCGACCTGACGGCATTGCTCAGCGAACGCCGGCAGGTGCGGCAGGTCCTCCTCACACATCACTTGGTCATCGAAGACTTCGCTACCGGTATCGATCACGTCGCCAAGCGCGCGGATCAGCGCACCAAAGCTTTTGTTGACGCATTGGTCGCTTTGCATCTGGCGGGCGCCGATCAAGCCATGGCGGCCGGCGAGCTCGTTGATACAGTTGTCTCGGAACTCAGGTTCCAGAGCATTCACCCAGGACTCTTCAAGCCAAGACGGCATTTCCTGATCCCCGGAGAGCCAGCGCTGCACACGCTTCAGCCAGCGGCTGGTCGCTTTCACGAATTCGGCAACGTCGTTCACACGCGCCAACTCATCGAAGTCCGGGACCTTTGCCATTACGATTTTCGCTGCTGGAACTCGTAGGCAGATCTCCCGGCTCAACGCTTGAGCGAAATCGTCCTGGCTCAAGCTGGTGCGCGCGATCTGGTTTTGGGCGTGCGCGACCAGAACCTGATCACGGGTTTGTGCGGTGTGTCTTGGACTGGACGTTTCCATGGGGACTGCTCTCTTCTAATCTGGCTTCAACGGATTGGCTTGGCGGTTCGAACTTACGAAGCGTTCTTCCACTGGATGTCCGGAAGGCACTCTTGCCGAGTCACCTTTCCGCCTGTTGCGTGTTCAATTTCAATGGCACGTTCCGCAGTGATGGAACGGTCGCCAGAGATCAAACGAGAGAGGTAGCTCGCCGGAATGCCGAGGCTGAGGGCGAGGCGTTTTCTTCCGCCGCGCGGAAGCTGCTTTGCGTACGTGGGGAAGTCCATGCGGATTTACCTTCTGGTTCATTTATGCATGAATTTACCATAAATGTTTACCAAGTAAAGGTAATTTCCCCAAAGGGAAATAAAGGTTCTAATGGGGAGATGGAAATCAAAGACATACGCAGAGCCCGAGTCCGTCAGGTCATTGATCGTGATTTCGGGGGGAAAGATGCTGATTTCGCCGCAAAGGTGGATAAGCAGCCTTCATACATATCCCGGCTTTTCACCGAGAAAGCTGAGCATCTCCGAAACATCGGGGAAAAGATGGCGCGCGACTTCGAGTTAAAGTGCGGGCTTGCACCTGGCTCTCTTGATCGCCCCTTGAGCGAAGGGGAGCTATCCGCAGCTTCGGTGTCCGGTGCCGCCAAGCCGAGAGTTCAAGTCGAGATCCCACTGCCCCCAATCGAGACCTGGGACGACGAAACCCCGCTCGATGACGACGAGGTCTACGTCCCCTTCCTTCACGAAGTCGAACTGGCGGCCGGATCTGGCAGGTTTGCGATTGAGGAAAGCGCCAACTCGCGCCTGCGCTTTAACAAGAAGGACCTGCGCCACAACGGCGTTCAGTTCAGCAACGC